CGCCGATACGCAGCTGTGCTTGTCGTTCAAGCATCGCTTCATCTGCGGTGTCCGGTAGGATCTGTTTTGCGATCCACTGCATGTACCCATAAATGGCAAACGCGGCGCCGGCGTGGGCTCGGGATAACACCTGAGCATCGGACTGTTGAAGCGCATCGCCCTGCAAGTCATCTTTGATGCGTTTGATTAACTCTGGAAGAGTTGGTGTTTTAAAGGGCATGTTCAACCTGCCAAATATCGTTGAACGGGACGCTTAACGTCCCGCCTTCAGTTAGAAATAGAGTGACAACGCCTTTGATCGTTCCGATGCCTGATCTTTCGAGTTGGATCTGAATTTCTCGCGCAATCTGATCGTCAATGAACCACTGAAGCGCCTCGCGGATAATCTCCTCTGCGAGCATCAGCGTTTCATTGGTCACAATCTTTGAACGTTTCAAAAGCCACAATCGGGATCCGATGAGGGCGCCAGGAACTGGCGGATAAGAGTCGCCCCAGTAGCCGTAGCGGGATCCGTCAACCTCATCATCGTCATGTGCTTTGCGCCATGAAAAAAGGCTGATGATCACAGCCCTTTTCAATGCAGATTGCGCTCGTGGATTGGTAAATGAAATCATTGAGGCGCCCCCGTGTTTGAACTTCCTGATTCAACACCCGAGTGCACGTGGCTGTTAAGACTGATACTGCCAGCCTTCACGTCACCCGTAGCCGAAATCGTTCCGGTCACATTGACATCACCTTGCACTTGCACATTGCCGACAACCTTGACGTTGGGCGCTGTGATCGTGGCATCACCGCTGGCGGTAGCGGTCAACGTTTTCGGTGTACTCACAACAATGCCGGTGCGCTTTAATGCGACCATTTGCCCCTGATCGTCATAGATGGCGACCTCGCCAGCAGCCAAATTCAAAAGCCTGTAGCGCTTATCGGCGGTTACGATGACAACGCCGTTCGATCGGTCACCTCCTAAAAACAGCGCCAAACCTTCCGCGCCAACGTGAGGGCATGAGGTGAAACCGTAGGGCTCGAGGTGTTCGATTCCGCCCTTGATCTCGCCTGCAAGTAGGCCGATTTGAAGTGTTTGGGTTTTGGTTTTTGAATTAACGAGCTTGACTGTTGCGCGAGTGATTGCGTTTTGTAGTCGTTTTAAGAGATTCACTTTTTATCCCAATCTTCGGGAATCAGGTACTCAAAAGAGTCTTTGCCTTTGTTTGTTGATGTGATCGTTGTCGGTTGCGTGCCGAATCCTTCGGGTGGCGCTAGTCTCATGTGAGTGAGCAGACCGCTTTCAGAGAGCTCATACGAGATCTCGATGATGAGCATGTCTCGATCAATTCCGCACACGTCATCACGCATCCGCACAATCTGATTCGGTTGCCACAGCGTGCCGTTCGATTGCCTCCAGCCCTGCACAGTCACATTCGCTGTGAGCGCTCGACTGATTCGGTTTTCTCGCTCCCATTGCACGCGCTCTTGCGCAAGCTCAGGCGTCAGTTGGCCAGATTGTTGAATGATCAAAACGCGCTGGCGCTTTACTCTGCTATCGAGCTGAGAAGCCGACACCTCAGCCGAGGCCACGGCGTCAACGGTATCACTGCCTGAGCGTTGGCCAAGGCATCGATATTCTGAGAAACAACGTGAAAAATCCTGACTCATTGACGAGGCCAAAATGTTTTGGCCAAGTACCAACTCATCGACTGCACGGCCTGCACTGCCGGGCGAGGCGATCACCAGTTGACCTCTGCCGTTGTCAGTCGACAACAGTCGAGACAGCGACAAGAGTCGGTCAATTGATTCAAAGACAGACTCTCCAGGATCTACCGAGTGATCAGTAATCGTGCTGGCGGATCCCGCTTCATCAACAACACTGATGCCGTATGTTGAGGCAAGCGCCGTAACAATCGAAGCTACCGACTGGCCACGCCATTGCGAGAACTCAGCGCTACAGTCAACGAGGTCACACGTCAACGAGCGACCGCTTACGCTCCGAGTTACAGAGTTGCCCGTTACTGAAACGGGGGTGGCATCAACCCAACCGGTAACAACGAGATCATCACCGATTCGGATCTGAACGTTATCGCCGAAGCGGATCGGTAGCTCTATCGTTTGCCCAGGCCATCGCCATGTCGTTGCAAGCTGAAAACTTCTGCATTGGCGCTCAATGCCTTCGCTAATCACAACGTTTTTCCAACCGGAATAGTTGCGACCATTTACTGTCAGAGAAACTGTGTTGTTCATTTTTGAGCAAGCCAAACGGTTTCATTCGAGACGAAACCCGGATGAATGACGTTATTGCGCTGAGTAACCTCAGCGGATCTCGTTGCGTCCTGCCACTGACGCCATGCGATCACCAGTGCCGGCGTCACCTCATTGAGATCTACGGCCACTAAGCTCACGCCTGCCGTGGCGACATCGCACATGTGTTTGTAGATCGTCTGTCGCAAATCATTCATTGAGATGAAATGCTCTGCATCAGCGTTCATCGACACATTCCAGATCGCCTCGTTCAAGTTCTCACGTGCATCAATAACATCATCGGCTACCGGCACATCAGGGCGTTCGATGCCTTGTTGTGCCTGCTGATCAACATCGGGCGTTGTGCTCGGAGGCAAGGCCTCTGTCACCACAGGCAATTGAGAGACTTCTCCGGCCCCCTTCAAAATCAGAGTGTCATTGACAAGATCTGTGACCGCCGTTGTCAGTTTGGCTGTGTCCTCGCCAGAATTTGAGCTGCTCTCTTGTTCATTCAGACTGCTTGAAATCGCATTCAATGAACTGAGCGTTGAGCCGTAGCTCTGATAGAGCGAATCAACAGCTCCCGAGAAACCAAACTCTGCTGCAACCGCATCAATTAAATAACTCGGCAACAGCGATGGGTTATTAGCCGCGATCGATACGAAAGAAGCAGCATCGCCAACAAGGCTAGAAAAGTCGCTGAACTCCTCAGCGCACGTGGTGTAAACGTCCGCCAGTGACTCACCTAAAGCGCGGATATTGACGCCATTGAAATTGATGTCATTGATCGCGTTGTTAAAGCGGTCCTTAGCAGAGTCAACAAACGTTTTGCCGGAGGTGATGATCTGCTGAGACGAGTTAACAGTTGCCGCCGGTGCTTCGATCTCTTCTCCAGGATAAAAAATGAGGTCAAAACGAATGACCCCGCCTTCTGTCCTTGAGTCAGAGAATCGACACGGGCCTGCTTGAACGGTGATTGTTCCGAGTGTCGGATGAATCAGCGTGCCGGGTCCACTTTGCTCCAACGCATCAAGCAGTGCATCCCGCTGATCAAAGCAATCCTCGCCAATCACGAAGGCGCGGATTGAGTACGACTTAGAGACCTTGCCGAGATCTTCTGTGTACGGGATATCCTTTTTCGGGTACTCGTGCAGCTGAATTTTTCGGCCAGTGCTCGTGCTCGTGTCATCAACAAAGAACGGCACGCCTCTGAACGAAGCAGGTCGTAATCTTTCACGCCAACTCATTAGTTGCCCCCGTAAGCTAGAGTTCGGTAGCCAACATCAGTACTCAACTTCACTGGTCCTTCGGATCTTTGCTCAACGCGCGTGCCGGGTTGGGCATTTTCTAAGCGCACAACGATTTCACCGCCGACCTCTTGACGGCCACCACTAATGTTCGGAGCGTCTCCGATGATAGGCCTCGATGCGGTCGCGTCATCAGAGCCGAATAGGTGCCGAGGCTTATGTAAAAACTCTCTGACGATGTTCATGCCGTTCGTTACCATCTCGCTAAACTCTTTCCAGTTAGCGATGAGGGCTCCGACAAGCATGATGATTGCCTTAATAGCAATAGTCCATGGGCCGCCCATAAACATCGAAACGAGCTTCATTGCAGTAGCCACACCAAAGAGCGCGGTTTTCACACCGAGCAGTGCAGCACCGGCGCTTAACAACCCCTTGATCAGCCACGGGTTCTCTTCGATTACGTCTCTGATCCCGTTTAGTAACGGTGCAACTGCTTTCGTAAAATCGACTATCGGCGGCAAAAGCACATTGCCGACACTAATGCCCAATGCTGTTGTTTGGTTTTTCAGTTGTTGAAGTGCGTTTGCAGTTGTACGCGATCGTGTCTCATATTCAGCTTGCATTGAGCCGGCGTACTGCGAGGCATCGCCGACACGCTCGAAGTTCTGACGTAACAACTCAATGTTTGTCAGAAGGGGAGCGATCGCACCGATGGATTCACGTCCGAACAATGTCGAAAGTACAGCTGCCTGTTTTGTTTTATCGACATGAGCAATGGCATCAAGCACCCGCAGCATGGTTCCCGAGGCGTCAGACTGCATTGCTGCCGCAACGCCTTCAGCATCCATGCGCAATGCTTTGAACATCTGCGCTTGTTTTGCCGTTGCGGATTTGCCGGAGGTCAACGTCAGCATGAAGTTTTTCATGCCTGTCGCCGCGACCTCTTCTTGAATACCGACACCAGCAAGAGTTGCACCCATCGCAGCGATTTCACCGGATGCCAAGCCCGCAACCTCACCCAACGGCCCAATTCGGGTCACAATGTTCGAGATCTGCTGAGCGTTCGCGGCGCCGGTGTTCGATAGGTAATTGATCTTGTCAGCAAGCGCAACGACTTCATTTTGAGTCAATCGAAATGAAGTGCGCCACTTGGCCATCATGTCGCCAGACTCTTCAGCGGTCTGATCAAACGCTATGCCCATGCGAACTGCATCAGCAGCGAACTGCTTTAGATCCTCGCTGGCGATGCCAGCTTGACCACCGGCAGCAACAATTGCCGCGATGCCATCGGCCGCCATCGGCATTTCTGCGGACATCGCAATGATGTCCACGGACATCTGCTTGAAAGCCTCAGGCGTTGGGAAATCAACAACCTTTCGGACGTCCGCCATTGCGCTTTCAAAATCGATTGCCGTCCTCGTTGCCTCAACGAACGGAGTTGCCAACGCACCGCCAGTTATCACATCTCTGATCGAAAAGTCCGCAAAGCCAGACTTGAGCAATGACTTGCGCATACTCAAGACTTTCTTTTGCGCACCTTTTAGCATCGGTGTGAATTGATCAACACCCGTCAGGATTGCTTTTAATTGAAATTTATCAGCCATGTTTCCTACGTTTATAACGTCTGTCTAGGCGGTTATGTTGTTGTGTCCATTCGTCAAGCTCTGGCAGAGTCAGATCGAAGATTTCGTTAGGAGACACTTCCCAAGCCCATGCTATTTCGAAGCAACGATCGAGAAGCGTCTGGAAAGTGAAGCCATAAAAAAACCGTTGATGATAAAACAGGCATTTTGAAAATCACCGATGTCCATCTTGTCGACTACGCTCGGCGGAATGTCTGCGCAAATCGACAGGTACCTTGCGGCTTTTTCTGTGTCGATCTCTGCCTCTTCATACTGAGAGTCTGTCTTGTATGGAAATCCGCCCACTTTGCGAATTTCTTTCGTGGTCGGGAAGCGGATAGTAAGCTCATCAATCGTTTTGTCGCCGTGTTCAATCGGCTGGCATAACTTAAATTTAACCGGTTCTTTCATTAGTCCCAACGTCCTTCTGAGCCTTCAAATCGAAGTGATGCTGTGCCGTCATCGGCGCTGTACTCCGGCTCTTCAACAAGGTATGCTCCGGAGAGTACATACGTTTTGCCGTTAGCGAGTTCAGCTGTCACGGTCATATCCGTACCGTTTGCGATCTGTTCAATCGGGAAATCTCGATCAATGACCGCATCTAAAGCGACATACGGCGTGCGCTCTACTTCAGAGAAATATCCAGCCTTGATCGTTTCGCGCGTGACTTTCGTGATCGGGACAGTCACAGCACCGTTGACAACCAACTGAGTGCCGTCAACATTGATGTAGCAGGTACCTGCAACTTTCATTTGAAATACTCCAAAAAAAAGCCCCCGATTGCCGGGGGCTCAGATGGTGTTTTGTGATTAGTTGTACTGCAAGCGGAACTGATTCAGAACCGCAAACACGCGCAACTGGTTCACGTAATCAGGCGGCAACAACACATTGACGCGGTTCGGGCTGTCTACATCGCGCTCAACAATGAGAGCCTCTGCGAATTTATCAACGTTTTCGCAGATCGCCTTTTTAACGAGCTTGTTGTAAACCGCGATCAATTCGCCTCTGATCGACTTCGGCGTTGCGACCGGTTGACCGCTACCGTATTTGTTGCCGTCATCGCCTAATTTGTGACGAGCGAACTTACTCGTGATAGCAATCTTGAGGGTGTCGATCACGTATGCAGACGTGTGCATCGTTTCACTATCAAGATAAGAATTGTCTGGAGCACCGGACTTATTCTTCTGATACGTAGTGATTGCACGGTCAATCTGCTGATTGCCGCCCGTGTAGTTTGTTGTGGCGATACCGTACTTCAGAAGCGTGTTGCGCTCTTGAATGTCAAAGCGGTTCGTTGCTTTTGCTGGAGAGATCCCGACCATTGTGCCCGTGTGTGTCGGGCGAGCCGGATCCGCGCTGATGAACACAGCAATGCGTGCAGTAGCAGCAGCGACAAATTCCCACATCGGGTTCGGGATGTCATCTTCCATGCCGAAAGTCGTCACGTGCTGGTCGTTTCGCTTTTGACCTTCTGTACAGAGGTTTGCAAACGTACCGCGCCGGACGCTGTAGACATGGCCAAATAATTGCTTCACGTAACTCCAACGACCGCTTTCGTCGCACATGATTTCTTTCCATGCGTCAAGTGTCGTTGTGTCAGACCAGGGCATACAGATGAACTCAAAATCTTCATCACCCATCGCTGCTCCGACATCATCCATGTCAGGCGAGCCTGCGCCGCCACTCATAGCGGTCACTTCAGCGGTCAAACCGCTAGGCGTAACTTGATTTTCGGAAGTACCGAGGCGGTTCAATTCGATCTTGATGTCATTGCCGGCAACGCCCTTGAACTTAGACGTGAGCGTGACTGTGCCGGTAGTATTCGATGCAGTGACAGGCAATGTTACCTCTTCGGTGATTGAAGAGACGAGCGCATCGCCGACCTCGGTTGCTGTCATGCCAACGGTTACCGTGGTTTGAATGAGCTCTGCGCCGATGTAGACCGACAAAAGACCTGCTTCAGTTGCTGTTCCGGTGATCGCAATCTTGCCTGAGGCGGCGGTGCCATCAGTTAATTTGCACGGTACGCACCATACTTCACCAAGCGGGTCGTTTTTGCGCCAGATCCGCATCATGCTTTCAAGCATGGAGCCGTTGCCACCGATGCGGGCGGCATCTTCTTCACTGGATAAAAGCGTCAGCTTGCCGATTTCGTCAGCAGTTGCGTTGTCATTGACTTGAGCAATGATCAAACGGCGCATTTCGGACGTAGCCGAATTGGCCATTGAGTTGTCCATTTCCGCATAAAAAAGCGGAACTCGGATGCCATCGCCAGCCGGGATGTTGCTAAATCCGATAGCCATTTATTTCTCCTTTGTTGTCTTGGTCTTTCGTTTGGTTTCTACAACCTCGATGTCACCGTCACGGAGGCGGCGAGCCCAATACACCGACCAAGTCACCAGTCGGCCTTGCTCAGGCAATTCATCGTGTCGATTAATGTCGGGGACAACAACCCCGGCTTTAGGCTTTACGAGCACTTGTTTCATCTTGTTCAAACTCCACGTGTGATTTAAATTCAATTCGGCCGTCTGGGCCCGGCGATGGTTGCGCGATCGGGTCAATCACATCAACGTCAATGTCGATGCCTTCAAGCGGCTTCAGCCCGTCAAGTTGAGCCTCTTGCCATGTTTCAGGCGGTTGCGTTCTGCTCGAGCGTCCGATCCGTCTGCCTGTAGCAAACTCAAAGCGATAAACCACCAATGCACGATTGCCATCAAAAAGCGAGATTGCAGAAGCCTGAATCGGGTAATACTCTTCGCCCGGTTCATAGCCCACCAACGCTAAGAAAAGCTGTTGGCGTAATGTATCCAGTATGTCAGCAGCCGCCTGACCCTTTTCATCTGACTTTTTCCCGTCAACTTCGACAAAAACCGAAAACCGATCTGTTTCTTCCTGAGTAGCCAAACCATTTTTTGGCATCTCTTCAAACTCTGAGGAGTCAAACGAGACATAAGCACACGGCTTTTTCATGTATGTCGATACCGCACCTAACTCATAGCTCAGGCAATGAGTGACATTGCCGTTGAATACAGGCACGTATTGACGCAATTGTTTAACTATCGAGGATAGTTTCATTTACCTCTCCAAAGAGCTTCTTTGAAACCTTTAATGAGAATCTCGCTAACTGTTCGGCGCGATGATCGAAGCGCATCAACCATGTAGTTATTGCGAGGCTTCACTTGCCACGGGCCGGCTAATTGCCCACGCCTACGAGCTCTCGCACGTTCTTTGCCACGGAGAGGGTTCTTTTTCACACCGTAATGCAGATAGGCGGGATAGAACTCTTTCATTCGGGCGGTTTTCTCCGGCGCGATCCTTGCCATGAAACCCGATCGAGACAAACGAACCCGAATTGAGTTGGCCAGTGTTCCGGTACGCCTGCTCGGATAGTTGTTGCGTTTGCCGGTTGTGTTGACTAGACGCCTCGATCGATCTTTGACGATTTTGGCTGCCGCTCGCATTGACTTGCGAACGGCTTTGCGGTCATAGTCGTACTGGACAAAGTTATCCGTTTCTTTGATGTGAAGCTCAAAAGGTTTCTTCATCGCCCAGCTCTTCAACTTCAAGTACCGTGCAAACCCGCCTGCCGTTCAATGCAGTCGAGCGTTGTACGCGGTACTGGCGACCGTCACTTGTTTTGATCACATCCTCGGCCTTGATGCCTTCGGTGTAGTCAATGTAGATGCGGTGTGTTATGCCCGTATCAGTCTGAAAAGATCCCACGTAAACGGCGGTGCCCACGGGTTCAATCTTTGCCCAACGCTGGATGATAAGGCTGAGATCCGTGTCAATATCAGTGTCACCAGTCGGAGTGTTTGACTTTCGATAGATGCCGATAAACGTATCGAGCTCACCGGCAGGCGGTGCTTTCATACTCATAAGGGCATCCTCATGCGATATAGCGCAAGCAGATTGTCAACAGCCTGATTCACGTACAGATTGGATTCCTGCTGTGCTTGTTGGTTGCGCAAATAGTCAGTCGACAGCATCAAGATTGCTTGTTTAATCGGCGTTGGTAGATTGTCTTTCGTAAACCCGCCTTTACAACTAATTTTCACAACTCCGGTCACGGCCGCTTCAACAAAACGGTAGTTCACCCGGTACTGATCAGAGCTCAGCTTTTCCCCATTCGCTTCGACTGAGACAATCTCTGAAGGCACAAACGGGAGTTCGCACTGACCTGTCCATCGTGGGTAGATGCAATCAACAGCCTGTTCAGAAACAGGAATTGAGAGATGAACTTGCACATACTCAATGGCTGCATTAAGCGCGTCTTTGACTTCTTCATCTCTGTCGTTACCGGTGATTTTTGCCGCTAGCTTCGCCCTGTCAATTGAGATCAACTCAACGTCTGACTTGTGAAAAACAATTTGCATTATTTGCTCTTTGTTGCTGCGCGAATGGCGTTGGGGGCTGTATCGACAACCCCCAATGCCACGTATTCTTTCGCGAGTTTTTCAGACAACTCGATTACTTCACCCACTTTCCCAAGACCGGGCCAAGTCATGCGAAGGCATGCTTTTACCTTTTTCGGGGTTTGTGGAGCCTTTGGCTCTTCAACTTCTTGCTCAATCTGAACCAGATTGTTTCAAGTTAACATCAGGCTCTTGCACTGTTTCTTTTTTTGTGTTTTGAGACTTAGCAGTTGATTTCGTGTTTCGTTTCGTTGCCATAAAAATAGGGCTCTTATTTCTAAGAGCCCTCCTGTTGAAAAGATATTAACCAGCAGAGGCTGCGCCCATCATTAAGCACTTGATAGCGCTCAAATCAACGATGTTGCCACCGGCCCGCGCCCAGGCCAAGAAGCCAACTTGTCCCTTGCTCATGTAAGCGGAGTCATCAAAGCGGAAGATTTGGACTTCCATTGCATCGCGCACTAAGTAGCCAGGATTGAAGCAACCGAAGAGGATCGGTTTCTTACCGGCAGCGGGAGCTTCCAAGAAGTTATTGATCTTCACACCGTAGCCGCACAAGGCTCCGGCCAAGCCTGCTGAGATGCCAGCTTCATAAGACGGCGTCCACAACGGACGGCCAGCCGTATCTTTCATCTTGCGAACCAATAAGCGAGACGCTTGGTTCATCATGAAGATCGGGCGGTTCGGTCCGCTCAAGTATCTGTCATCAAGCGATTCAATCAAGCTGACCAAGTCATCGTAAATGAAGCTGGTTGCTTGACCGGCAGCGGTCGTGTATCCCGTTTCAACGGCAGAAACAACACCCATCGGCTGGCTCGTGCCGGTCCCGGTCGTGAAGTAGTGATCTTGAGCACGACCGATACGAGTACCGCAACGGCGCGTCACCAGGTCAACGATGTCAACTGCGGAATCTTGAATGAGTTCAATCGGGATCGCAATGATCTTCGAAGAGAACTTGAAGACGTTGACGGCACGTGTTCCGAAAGAAGGGTCAGAAGCTGTTGCTGCCGTATTTTCAGCAACAATTTCGCCTTCTTCATTCGGATCCGAAGTCGGCCAGTTCATTTGATTGCCACCATCAGTCTTGATGTAGTCAGAGACCTGGCGCATGGCACCGTAAGCTTTCATGCTTTCGATCACCTTGTCAGCAATGAGCTTCGGCACGGTATAGCCGCCTTGGCTATCTGTAGTTGTGCTCATTGTTGCGCGGATGTTCTCAATGTCCTCCGGAGAGTATTCGCGAACAGAACGGCGCAAGAAAGCTTCAACGGCCAAACGGGCTTGATTCTTTTTGAACGCGGCCGGATCTTGTTTCTTGGCATCTTTGAAGTTTTCTTCTGCTTCAAGATCCAATACCTTTTGTTCGGCCTTGATTTGAGCAGTGATTCGATCTGCTTCTTCGATCAAAGCATCGTATTTTGCTTGGTCTTCTTTTTCCCAAACAGAGTCGCCTTTTTCAGCGAGAATGTGTTTCGCTTGAGTGACGACTTGATTCAAGCGCTCGCGCAGAGATTGAATTGACATTTTTAAGTCTCCAAATATGAAAAAAGCCCCTTTCGGGGCTTCGGTGGTTTGCTAACGCATGCGAGCGCTAGACAAATTGATACAGCTGCAACCGTCTCTCGTTTGTTTGACGGAGCGCTTCATAATTCAGTTCTGATGTTTCTTTTGGCTCTTTCTTCTGCTCGTGCAAAAGACTTTCGGGGGTGTGTTCGTAAGCCGCGAGGTTAAATGCAGAGGTGTCTTGTTTTTCTGCGTTTTGATCAATCATGTCCGCGAATTTTTTCTCAATGGCTTCATCAGCAGAAAGCCAAGTTTCCGCATTCATCATCTCAATGATCTCTTCGCGCGCAAGACCGGTTTTCATTTCGTAATCAGTCGCCATTGCTTGATCGCATTTTTCAAGCAATTCAGCCTGGGCAATGAAGTCATCTTTATTTCCACCAACAACGCTCCAAGCGTTATGGATCATGAGCATCGTGCCAACAGCCATGCGTACCTCGTCACATGCAACGGCTACAATTGACGCCGCTGATGCTGCGATACCATCGACATGACAAATCGTCTTGCCTTTGAACGCTCGAATCAAAGTCGCGATGGTGCGACCTTCAAACGCGCTTCCGCCGGGGCTGTTGATATGGATGTGAATCTCAGGAGCATCGGCGTTCATATCAATAAACTGTTTAAAGTCTTTTGCGCTGATTCCCCAAAAGTCATCGATGATGTCGTAGATGAAAAACTCGTTGCTCGTAGCATTAAGCAATGTCTTGGGCATTTGAGCTTTCGGGTTCTTCTTCAAAAGTTCAAAAAATTTCATTTTTCTGCAACTTTAGTGGGTTGGATTCGTGGGTCATAAAGCTGATCTGGCAGGCCTTTGATCGGCGGTAGGTTCTTCATGCGTCTGACTTCATTGACGGTCATAATGCCGGGGCCAGCACCGGGGCCGCCTAGCATTGCTTTCATGTAGTCAGATTGCGCCTTGCTGTCGCCAACCATGAGCGACTCTCGATCAACTTCAAAGAATTGGTTTCTTCCGAGCAGTTTTCGGTTTAGCTCTTGCTCGATTCTCTTTAAGTGTGGATTCAAAGAGAAGGTTACAAAAGCGCGATTCATGGATTCGATGCCGGAACCCCATGAGGTACTGGCCGAAGTTTCGCCGATCATATGAGGCGGAACGCCGAATGCACGGGCAATGTCCACAACTTGAAACTGACGCGCTTCAATCAACTGTGCATCTGCAGCCGAAATTGTCAGTTTCTCCGCCTTCAATCCTTCAGTGAGTACCAGCGGGTGAGCGTTCATGTTCTCGATTCCGCTGTATCGCTGGACAAACTCATTGCGAGTCTTCTCAATTAGATCCTCCGACATGGTCTTGTCTGTCGTGAGGACAATCGATGGATTAGCGCCTCTTTCAAAGAAAGAACCCGCAAATTTGTCCATCGAAGAAGCGTTTTTAACCGCGTTATTAGCTGCATAAGCGATCACACTCATGCTTCGCTCGCCATTGAACCCGAATCCCGGAAAGTGGAGCATGTCATCAGAGTCGCAACCCCAAGTCCTAAGTCCATCGCAGATGTAATACTTCAGACGATTTGGCCACGATGTTGTGTCTCTTTTAATGCTGACAGCCTCCCACGGAAGGGGAACGAGTTCTAAGACTTTCCCGGTTCTGGTTCGGTTGATGTAGGTAAAAGCATCCCCACGCAAAAGGATGTCGGCCATCACACCTTCCCAATGCGCTGCTGCCGAATACATTGGCGCCGGTTCGAGATTTAAAAGACGTTCGAGATCACTGCCATAAATGCGCTTTCGCCCCGCGTCCGTCACGCGATATTGATAGATCGGGAGCATCGACAGACCGCCAGCCAATAATCGAACGCAGGCATAAACTGCCGAAACTCGCATAGCCATCGAAGGGGTTGCGCCACCCATTTCTCCGAAAATGTCCCAACCTTGGCTTTTGCCATTGATCGTTACGGTCTGAGCCGTGGGATCCGACTGAGAACTTCCGAAAATTGCGTTTGAGAGTTTCTGAAGAATGTTCACAATGAGACAATCCCTTGTGTCACTGTTGTGGCGCTTTCACTTGGCATCACACCAATGGCCATAGCCAGTGCAACCATGCCGTCAATACGGCCGGTTGATTTTCCTTTGATGAATTTACGATTTCCGGCGGGGTCGCTGAGAACTGTGGCGTTGTGTGCACACATTTCTAAGATGGGATTCCCACCGTGTTTGAGTTTTCCCTTTAAGAGTTTTGTTTCTAGCTCGCGAAGTGCTGGTGACATCGAAGCGAATCCCTGTCCAAACGATTCGAATTTCTCAATGTCAGATGCAGCCATGCCAGCTCTTTCAAGAGCAGGCTTCAAAAATTTCATGTTCCAACGGTCAAAGCCAACAACTTGCACGTCATAAGTTTGGAATACTTTCACCAGCTCATAAGCGACAAAGTCATAATCGATTGCCCTACCTGGTGTGGTTGTCAAGTAACCTTGTTTTGCCCAGATGTCGTATGGGACGCGGTCTTTTTTCGATTTTTCTTCGAGGCCTTCTTCAGGGAGCCAGAAAATTGGCTTGACATCGCCTTTTTCGCCAACCATTACGAAGGCAGTCAAGTCATTGACGCTCGAAAGGTCCAAGCCTGCCCACAATTTCATGCGCGGTTTCAGGTTCGGTTCCGTTCCGTTTAGCTTCCAAATAGCTTCTGTTACGAACGGATCACGCGCTTCTACACGCTGATTTAAGATCAAATTTCGGAAGCTGGACTCGGCAGACGGCATGCGTTTAGCGTCTTGCGCCTGCTTTCGAACCTCTTTTTTGTTCATGAACACGTGATAGTGAGGATTAGCGAGCTCAATCGCTTGCTCACAAAACGCGTCCATGTCTTTCGGCGCCGAGTAGATCCTCACTTTTCGTTCGGGATCCGCGCCAGTCATCGCGTCATCAATCAGAATCGAAAGCAGGTCACCATCGTTTGGCGCTTGCGTGCTGATGATGATCGAGAGCGGCTCTTCATGAGCCGACATGCCCGTTTCGATCGAATCGTAGAGTTCTGAGCTCGGCCCTTTGACCTGGCCAAGTTCATCATGCACAACGAAGATCGGTGAGAGGCCGTATTTTGTCGAGGCGTCAGCCGAAAGTGCTTTGTAAAGCGTGCCTAGTTCTGGACAATGGAGCTCTTTTGCACTCTCCTTGATCTCAACAAACTGCGAAAGTTGCGGACTCATTCGCACAATTTGCGATGCGTAACGGAACAAAATAGCCGCTTGCTCGCGTGATTGCGCGTCTGAGTACAGCTGAGAATTTCGTTTTGCCTCTGGACCACACAGGTGCAACAACAAAAGAACCGATGAAAAAGCGGTTTTCCCGTTTTTACGACCCATCGACAGAATAAATGTGCGTGTCGGGGAGTCATAAATGTCACTAAACCACAACTTTTGTTGAGGCGTTAGCCGAAACGGTTTGCCAACATTTTTGCCTTCGGGCACATAGCAGAAGCGCTCAACCCATTTCCAATTGCGCTCGCTTCGACTAAGTTTCTTCGTTCGTGGCATCTAGCTCCCAAGGCTTTGCACCTTTTCCGCTCTGATTTGTTTTTGCTCGTGACAAAGTTTTGGGATCGTAGGTTGCCTGCCGTGTGATTCTGAGGCGTGTCGCCAGTGATGACGCACTGCGCACTTCTTTTTCTCTCATGTCGAGCAGCTTTGAGTATCGGAAAAGCCCCTCATCCGTGACTAATGTATCCGGATCGATGTCTGAAATCAGACCTGAAATGACCGACGCTTGGACTAAATGACGGCAATAATTCACCAACAAATCGGCGTGTTCCGGTGTAAATGCGCCAGTTGGTTCGTCAGCAACAACGCGATCCCAAATCTCCTGCTCTGCGGACGTTAGCGGAACGGGTGGATAAAATGACTTTTTCGCTGTTTTTGCCGGTGTTTTCGCCGTTTTTGTGGCGACTTTGGCTACGGCGGACTTTCTGCCTCGGCGTTCCATCAGGTTTTTTGTAGACTTTTTAAAAAAGAAAGCTTGGCGCTCGGTCTCGAAGGTAACTTCCCAGACTTTTTACCTCCCCCGGGGGTGTGAAAAGTTACCGAGACCACCTCACCTTTCCATCGTCATCAAATGTTGCCGGCGGTCGCCCACCGGCTTCGATGATCTTCTTTGTTGAATCGTGATGTTCTTTGCAGAGCGGTTGCCAGTTTGAAACGTCCCAAAATAGCGTTTGATCGCCGCGGTGGGGCTTAATGTGGTCAACCACAGTTGCAGGGGTTAGCTTTCCTTCAGCCAAGCACATGACGCAAAGCGGATGATCTTGAAGAAACCGTGCTCTGGCTCTTCTCCATGCCGAACCATATCCGCGCTGCGCAGATGTCTGTTTGCACTTGCGCCAGCTAGTCATGTGTTATCTGTACCTTGTAGTAACCTTCAGGTCGGTCTGTATAGCGCTTTTCTACTTCAATTTTGTAAACCTGAGAATCATCGAAGTAAACACAATCATTCATCGCGTCAAGCACCGCCTTCACTACATTGTCTACATCAGGCTTAACCATGTGCTTGATGACATTCGCTTCACAAGCAGCTCGCTTTGTTTTGCTGTAACTGGCCGGCACCGGGAAGTAAGCAATAACTTTGACAGCAATTCCTGTCCCTTTCTCAAATGGATAACGGCCGGCCATCGCCTTGCGAGCGTAGATCTTGAAAGTGTTTTCGTGTGCGCGAGTATGCGCAGGCGTGTATGTTCGAATGTGTCCTTGAAAAGTTGAAAAGCGGGGGCGCCCTTTCCCGTATGGTGTGAGCGGCACTTCAAAAGTGATTGTTTCTTCCATTTTTGTGGGCTCTCTTCTTAGTGTGAGCGGCAGCTAAAAGTTATCGGTTTGAAAAGAACCCACAGAAATGAAAAAAGGACCAAAGCGTGCAACTTTGATCCTTTTTGACAAGCGCATACAGAGTGACAATCAGTGCACTTCAGTTTCTTCCGGGTACGCCAAAGCTGCGCCTGGCGCAACACAACGGAGTTAACCTACATTTACCAACTGTCACTGCGCATTGTGAGATGGCTTTTTTAAAAAGTCAACACCCCCTCTCTATACCCTGAAAATACAGGGTATCAACGATTTTTTATAATTAAAAAGCGTCCCAAAAATCGACTTCATTGACGATGACAATCTTGCTGCCTTTCTTTCGCAATTCCATCGCCTTTTCAATCTTTCTTCCATACGCCGCAAAGGCCCAGCATCGGTTCCCGCAATTCCCGACAATGAGATAGTCAGTCGTCTTTGTTGGATTCTGCTGAAAAGAGCCGCCAGCTTCGAGGATCTTCGCTTCGATCTCTGAGCGAGTGGCCTTGCTGGATTCGCCCGTAAAGCAGAAATTCTTCCCATCAAATTCGATTTCTGGGTCAGCGGCACATATCCCGCCGAGCGTGTATTTCTCTTTCAGCTCCTTGTACCGCTCATAAGAAAGATTTTCCGATGAAGAAAAATCAATAAAGTCAGCCATAAAAGACAAAATCAATTTTCTTTCGTCTTCTGTCACTTCCCCGTCTTTGAACACTTCGACAAGCAAGGATGAAATTTCATCGTAAGGATAAACGCCCTTCAAAAACTCGTTATCAAATACCCAATTTTGAAGCCGTTTCAGTTCTTCATCATCGATTTTGCGGTCTGCAATGATGCCGTGAAAAGCACCGTGAAGTTCTTGAATGACGCACTTGATGAGATCCTCCGCATCCGTCCAAGATGCCAGCCGATCAGCCAGCCAACGCATATCCTCAACCTCGTCTGGATCTACCTTGTCATCGGCAAAAATATCCTCGAGTGCGTTTTTAAAAGCTTGAAGTTGTCCAGTTTGAAAGAGAGAGTTGTGGCATTCGAGCCATCCTTTTAACTCTCGGATTTCTGTCTGATTGACTTGGCCATCTATGCAAACGCCTTCGATTAAGCCAACCAATGTTCTTAGATCCTTGTTCTTGATCCTGCGCCCATTGAACTGCTGATACAGACCACTGTCGTATTTTTCTGTGATTTCACTCATGCCGCTCTCCTTGGTGAAACATGGACATTGTATCAACAAGGGATAGCAGAACTAAAAATACGGGCTCACTTTGAACGCAGAGAGTTTTCTTTTACTTTTTGTGTTTGCACTGAGTATTCAAGCAATTCGGTTGCTATGCGTAACAGCGACTTGGCGGTTTCATACAAATCATTGTGACCATTGGCCGCTCGTTGGCACACGGCGTCAAGGATCTTGTCTGTAATCGGATCTTTGATGAGAAATTTTGTCATTGGCATCCCCAAATTGTTGATAAAAACATTAAGCATTTCTGCACCCTGTAGGCGAGACTGCGAGCCGTTAAGCGATCACCACGTATCGAGAGCCGCCTTGCGATTCGGCCGTCAGGACAAAAAGGCGAAAGGTAGTATTTCACAAGTATTTCTCTTGCTCGCCATCTACCGGCCCAGAGATCTTTGTCTTGCAAGATGTCATCGATTTTGTCCGCCTTCATTCGTTTGTTCGGATCTTTCGGTTTGTGTGTCGGCACCCCGGTCACGATGCCTTCGCGAACCACACGTCTTTTCTTTCGCCAGTAAGGAAGTTCTTGTTCAACTCGGTACATGATGCTGACGTTCTGCCTTGGCTTGTCTCGGTAAAAGTCCGACCAGTTAAGCATCAAAGCATGCATTTGCCGAAGTGTTTCGCGCTCTGCTTCATCATCAATTTTCGAAAAATCCATTGATCATTTTCCCTACGCTGACGGTCTTACAAAACCGTACTTTTCCATGAACGGCCGATACTCTTCGAAGTGTCTTGGGTTTCGCAGATTTGCCGCAACCTTCGAGATCAGAGACGGGTAGTCACTGAATCCCTGTCCGAACTTTGAGCAAAAGCCTTGATCCTTGACGAGCTGAGAAGCAAAAAATCCCGCCTGTTTGTCTGTAATCGTTTCCGCCGTCAGCGGCGGTTTCGGTTCATTCGAAAGGCTACTGGTCGGATCATCTGCGACATTCTCAAGGATGCCCAAAAAGTAACCGGTTTTGGTCCCTGTTGACTTCCAAAACTCTGCGCATCGCTTCAAATCGCCGCGCGAGATCCGCTGGCGTGACGCGATAGAGTCAACTCGAACGTTTGGAGAAAGCTTAATTCCAAGCTTTTTCGCCTCAGAGATCAGCTCTTCGGCAGAGAGCGGCCGCTCGTCTTGTGGTTCCGCCACCGCTTCATCAAAAAGATTTTCTTGTTGACCAGACAAACAGACAACATCCGGTGTCGGAGGTCTACCTTCGTTTAAAGGTGTTATCTGTTTGTTAGTGTTTATATTTATTGGTTTATGGTTTATGGTTAGCTTACCATTTGCTAAGCAAGTGCTTACCTTTTGCTTAGTCTTTGGTTGCTTCTCCTTGATTTCATTAGCCTTTTTCACTCTTGCCTGAGCGCCTTTTTTGCCTGAAATTTTTCGTTTTTCGCACGTTTCTTTGTAATTTTCGATCTCTTTTTGCAGTCTTTTGTGAACAAAACCGTTTTCTTGCTTAGCAAAAAATGCCAAAAGCAAAGCATTTGCTGAGCATTTGCTTTCGCCTTTGAAAGTGGCGTCCACCCAAGCCTCTGAGATAGGCTCTTCTGTCGAAACAAAACGATCCATAAGCGTGATCAAAATCCCGATCTGCTCATAACTCAAGCCGCGTATTTCAGAAGAGAAATCGCCGATGTTGTGTTGATAAAAAAACATATGCTGCCGCTCGCGAACGCTCGCAAAAAAACAAAAAGGGTGGCCTGGGGAGGGTTGCGAGCGGTATCCCCCCCCAGACCTAAGCCTTACGGCTATTCTGGCCGATAAAGATCTGGGCGCAACACTCTACGAGAGACGCCGCTCACTTTTTCAACGGCAACAACACGTTCTGCAGGAATACGACCTTTCTTAACCCAAGTATTTACAGCTTGAGGTTTGATGTTGAGAAGTTTGGCCAATTTGCATTGACTACCGCATGCATCTGCAGCAAGTTTTGCAGGATTTTCCATGGTGACAGTTATTTATTGATAAATATGACAGTTGGATATTACAACTAAAAATTGATTGTTTCAACTTAAACCTGAATAGAATATCAATTAAAAGTTGATTCTTTGGAGGGATCATGGAATTTAAAGACCGCCTCAATATGCTGTTAGAGCATAAGAATGTTTCTCAAAGGCAGTTGGCTTTGGCGATTGGTATTTCGCCGCAGTCAGTCCAGCAATGGGCAAAAGGTCAGGCCAAACCTAGCGCAGAAAGACTTCAATCAGTCGCAGAATTTTTTGATGTAAGCCCATCTTATTTGATGTTTGGGGAAGAATTCGCGCAATGCCAAGAGGCAGACGATGACACTATTTCGATTCCGGTCTTGAATGTGCGAGGGTCGTGTGGAATTAACCATGCAATCACAGATATGGTTGAAATGGTAAAACTCCTGAGAGTGGCAAAAAAATGGCTTGTAGAAAAGGTGGGAGTGGTCAATTTCAAGAAGTTGCACATTATCACTGCTGTTGGTGATAGCATGAGCCCTACCTTTTCTGATGGTGATTTTGTTATTGTCGACACATCGAAAACTGAAGTAATAGGTGATGGGATTTATGCAGTGCAAGCCGGAGGGGGCATTTTTATCAAACGTCTGCAGCGCAAGCTTGATGGTGGCGTAACTCTGTTGAGCGATAACGAAAAATACAAACCGATGGACGTTCCTGTTGAGGATCTTGATTCAATGTCAGTGATTGGTAAGTGCATTATCTCTTGTTGTGCCAAAGAAATTTGATAGGAGGAGTTCATGGTAGAAGAAAAAAATGTGGTTTTGTACGGAGAAGTTGGGGACGGCCCTCAGGTTAGTGTCTTGATTAAAGACGAAACGATGTGGCTGACTCAGAAACAAATGGCAGAACTGTTTTCGGTTGACAGAACCGTTATTGGCAAACACCTCAAAAATATCTTTGAAAGCGGAGAGTTGACACAAGATATAGTATGTGCAAAAAATGCACATGTCGCCAGTGATGGCAGAACCTACGAGTCTATGATTTATTCATTGGACGCAATTATTGCTGTAGGCTATCGAGTAAATAGTTCACAAGCTACCCGATTTAGGATCTGGGCAACAAGCGTCTTGAAGGAATACATCATCAAAGGGTTCGCCTTGGATGATGAACGCCTCAAATTGGCAAAGACCGTCACTGGCAAAGATTACTTTCGTGAATTGCTGGAGCGGGTACGCTCTATCCGGGCTAGTGAGCAGAGGATATGGTTGCAAGTTACCGAAATTTTCGCCGCTTGTAGTATTGATTACGATAAAAACTCACCAGAGGCCAGAAGATTTTTTGCCACGGTGCAGAATCTTTTCCACTATGCCATAACTGGTCAGACTGCTGCCGAGATCATTCACAGTCATGCTGATCGAAATAAACCGAATATGGGGCTAACTACTTGGCGAGGGAGTCCAGATGGGAGAATTTATAAATACGATATTCGTATCGCCAAAAACTATCTGGAAGAAGGTGAAATCAAGGCGTTAGAACGTGCTGTGAATAGCTTCTTTGACTACATTGAGCGGCAAATTGAGCTGCGCAAAGAAATAACGATGAACGACATGGCCTCCTTGGTTATTAGATTTCTAACTTTCAACGATTACAAAATACTAGAAGGTTCTGGGAAAGTTTCTGCCAAGCAAGCGCTTAGGAAAGCATATACGGAGTATGAGGAGTTCAATAAGAACCAAGAAATAGGGACTGATTTCAAGAAGTTTGTTTCAGAAGTCAAAAAACTCGAATCAAAATAACCTCAAGATTCTGGAAGCAACCCGCCATAGAGCGGGTTTTTTGTTGTTTATTACAAAAATAATCAACTATTGGTTGATTTTTATCAAATATTAATTGATTACAGTCTATCAATTTTCTCTTGTTAATATCAATTTTTGGTTGTAATATTCGCTTGTAAGTTAGTCAATATTTACTTGTCACAGAGGCGAATATGTCAGACGAAGAAAAACGCATCGAGAACTTCTGGAAAGTGATCGGCTTGATTTTCTTTTTGACCTACGCAATCACTTGTGCGCCTGGTTGCATTGAGTGGTTCGCACGCTTCTGAAAAGTTTCGGGGAAAGCACAGCCTCGGTCCAAGTCTCCTTGTTGGTCAGAGGTAAGGGGAAGGTCAGTGTGAGTACCCAACCAGTTGAGAGAAAAACATGGCATTGAGTGGAACATTTTTAAGCCGCCGAGAGCTTCGGGAAATCACCGGCACTAGTGACAAAGTTAAGCAAATAGCTTGGCTCACCCGTTGGGGTTGGACTTATGCCGTAAGTACAGAAGGTTTCCCGGTCGTTTCTCGGGCACATATGGAAGCCAAACTAAACGCACCGATCAATCGCACACGTGCAAGTGCGCCGGTGCCTAATTGGGGAGCAGCATGACAACAAAACAAGACAAGCGCTATGTAAAAATCGCACCCTATCTTTACGCCTGCCGCGGTAAGCGGACCTGTAGTTTTTTCACCCGCCTGAATGGCCAGTATGTTTCGCTCGGCACTGATGAAGAAGCCGCTCGCCAAAAGCTTTATGAGCTCGGCATGGGTGATCCGGTTCCGGTCACAATCGAAAAGATGTGCAAAGAGTATCTGCAGGACCAAGAAGAACTCGCCCGGTTAAAAAGTCCTGACGCTCTTGCATCTCGAACCTTCAAAGATTACGAGCAAGCGCTGCATAAAAAGATCATTCCCGTTTTCGGTGTTCTTAATCCTCGTGACTTCACGCCGTCAATGGCGGCGCAGTACCTGATGATACAACGAAAGAACGGTCGCGCTGTCCGTGGAAATCGTGAGATCGCCGCGCTTAACTCTGCTTTCAACTTTGGAATGCAGCAAGGCTATGTTGATTCAAATCCATGTCATGGTGTTCGCCGGAATAAAGAATTGCCGCGATCCCGCGCGGTCTCGATTGATGAATTTCAAGCAATGCTGCGTTTTGCGAAATCCAAAGGTGGCAGCAAGTACATGGCCGCGTTGATTGCTGCAATGGTTGGATTGACCGGTCGCCGCCGTGCTGAAATCATTCGGTTGAAGAAGTCAGACTTGACCGAATCCGGCATTGTGGCAACTGAATCTAAAGTCAAACACGGAAATATTGCCCGTAAGCAATTGATCGCCTGGACACCTTTACTTAAACAAATCATAGAAGAAGCGCAGGCCATCCACGGAAAAAGTGAATGGCTATTCCCTACGAAAGAAGGCTATGCGTATACGGATCACGGTTTCAAAACGATGTGGAACCGTCTCATGAACGACTTCATACCTGAAGGCAGCCGCTCACCGCGGTGGTTCCATGCTCACGATCTTCGCTCGATGTACGTCACCGAAATGCTTGATCTTGGTCTTAATCCGAACACACACAAAAACGAACAGACGATGCGCCGTGTGTATGACCGCCGCCGTGTTGTCGAAGTTACCCCACTTGATCTTAAGGAAAAGAAATGAAAGAGATTCTGCAAATGCTCGCGGTCTTCTGCGGCCTATGGATCCTCATTGGGATCTGCATTGAGATTGGTTTCAACCTCGGGGATTGGTTATGCCAGTAAGTAAGAAGCCCCGCAAGAAGGGCAAGCGTGGAGCAATCATTGCTGCCAGCCGCCGCTTCGCTCGCAACAAGTTCTCGAGCGTTGAGCAGGCTAATCGTGATTATCGATTGCTCAAGAAAGACGCTCAGCGTTGCGCTATGGCCAATGAGCCCTTGAAGTGGATGATCGCGCTGACCGAGTTCGACAACGTACAAAAGGGGTTCTTGAGATCTCTTGCTGCTCTCGATCGATGGCCAACATCGACAGATCCGGATGACTTCAACATGGTCATCTCCAGTTTGATGATTGGGATCCTGATTTTCAGAAACGCGAAGATCGCCGAACGTGATGTATTGCGAGACATGCAATCTGCAGCGTTCATGTGCGTTCAATCCGTTCGACTTCGTAATTACGGTAAACAGATTCCGGATGCGAATGTTGACGCGGTTCGAAACGGGTTAGTTGTCGCTCAGTCAGTGATGGGAGTCGCTTACGAAGAGGATCGCCAAGCCTTTATTGATGCATTGGTTGAAAACTCAAAAGAGTACATCGCAGAACATCCGGGCATCGCCGATGAACATTATCGCCTCGCACTCGGTTCAAATTATCAGCGTGTGTGCGAGTGGGAAAAAGAAGACGCCTTTCGTCTGAAAGGAGAAAAGAATGTTATTCACCAGATTTAAAGACGATATCCCGGCTGACAAAGAGTTGCTGCTTATTGCGAATCCCTTTGATTACAAGCTTTGTTACGGCTACATGTACAAGGGAAAGTTGTACACGTCTGAGCGTTGGGAAAACGGCCATTGTGTGTACGCGATCGGTTTCAGTCTTGATAGACATTTGGCATGCAACCCGAATCTTTCCTATCTGGTTTTGGGAGAAATGACTGTGAAGCCTAAGGAACTGAACGGCCAAGCAATATCTATTTTCAAACGGACTGTTTAGGTATCACCAAGAGGTTAAAAAAATGCAAAACAAAGAAATGGAATACGTCACGATTACCGTCCCTCGAGTGATGGTTGAGCGCATCATCGAAGAAAAGGAAATGATATTTAAAAAGGTAACCAAAGACATTAAATCAACGATTGTCATGCTTGAGAAAGCTCATAGCAACGGAAAGGTTGATACCGGCTTCCTTGTCCAAATGGCTGTGGCAGAAAAGTTGATTGGCGAAGTTTTTAAAGACGCTCTGAATGAAGCGCTGGCCAAAAAGAAGAATGAGTGCACATACCGAAATTAAGTATCAAGAGCTTTACGAAGCTCACCCGCTGGATGCAATTATGAGAAAGATCGTCAGAAAGAACCGGAAAATCCCAAGACCGAGGAGACATTGGCATCACTTTGATCGCAAAGATCCGAAAACATGGCCGCCTTCAGCCGGGGAGTATCGCATCAAGATGAAGCCGAATTATCTTGACTTCCAGTCTTCATGGACTGGCGAAAGTTGGATGACGCTGCTTGGCGATGGATATGCAGAAACTGCAGATCCTTGGGGCTGGACCTTCTGTGATGATTTTGATGATTAAGGAGCAACAAATGATGGATGGAGTTGTAATGAAGACTCAACATTCTGATCCGGTAAATCGACCGGCTCACTACTTGGCCGCTTCGGTCATGATTGAACCGATTGAACTGACGGCCCGCCTTGATTCTTGTCTCGGACAAGCAATTCAGTATGTGCTCAGAGCACCATACAAAAACAATGAGCGAGAAGACCTGAAGAAAGCGGTTTACTACTTGTGCAAGCGGGTTGATTTGATCAAATACTCGGCGACACAAATGACATGTACCTTTGAGGGAGAGGTTGCCGGGTTCATCCGTGCGTTTCAAGAAGGTGTTGAAGATGACCTCGCTGCCGAAGTCATGGACGTTCTTTTTGACTGCTCAAGAAGCGGTTTTTACGTGTCAGGTGCTGACAATGCAACAGCGGCTATTGAAATTATCCAGGCAAAGCTTGATTCATTGCGCCTCAAAGATGTGGAGGCAATGAAATGAGATTCCAACACAATCAGCTTGAAGCGATCATGAAGTTTGCTTGCGAAGGATCCTCAGTTGCTTTTCAAAACGGTCTTGTTTTTGATGGCCAAACTTTAATCGCTAGTGACGGGCTTTCTATTGTGAAAGTCACAGATCCGTACTCTGAGCCGCAAGGTCAGCAATTTCTTATTCCGCTCGATCCGGTTCGCTTGGCATTGACCGCAACAGAAGACCAAGAGCCGATCTGGATCAATGTCGGGGAAGTGCAATTCGTAAATATGGTCATCAAGTATGAAACAAGAGTCGGCGAAATTCCCGACTTTAAAAAGGTCTTGTTTCAAAAACCGTGGGTCGAAGGTTATCCCACCAAGTTCTTCACTATTCATCCGAAAAGATTATCTGCAGCTATGTACGTCTGCCGGGCTTTTAACTTGGTCGGCAATGTTGACATTTCTCATGATCCCACCAGCGAGATCATTTTCTTATCAAGTAGACACAGACTCGGACACAGAGTCGAAATAGCTTTAATGGGCAATCAGCTTTGGTAAGGAGACAGTATGAAAGCAACAGAAGTAGTCGGTACCCTACAAGACATAATAGAGGTCATTGGGAATGATGCGTTGATCTGCGTTAAGGAGGATGACTCATACAGTAGAGCCCGTCCAATTGTCGCGGTTCGATTCGAACGTGCAGAAAGAGACGAGAAGATCAAAGACGTGATCACATTAGTCTTCTCTAATGATCAGGATATGAATGATCGGGGCTAATTATGTTGAGTTCGATGCGAAGAGAAGTAAAGATAGCCGTTTCTATGTTGGCTGCTTCTTATGAGGTAATCAATGAGGTGATGACCGGTAAGAGAAAAGGCGGTCGCTATTTAAGAAAAGGTGGCGGAACTTTCACTTTTAAGCGTCTTCCGGATGGACGGATCGACCTTGGATTCGAATGCTCTTTAGGCGGCACATTTCGTTACTACACAGAAGAAGATTTGAAACGTTTATACGGAGAAGATTTGCATGACTTAGCCGCAGGGATCGCAAGACATTGCTTGAGCATCATTCAATTTAAGAGCCCAAATGAACGTAAAGAAGCTTTCAGTGAGCTGAACAACCTAATTTCAGTCAAGAAATTGACTGCTGAAAATTTCGAATTGCTTCCTTGTGAGTAGAGACAACCATGAGTAACGTCATCGCATACATCATGCTAAGGGAAAGTAGCAGCCGCACAGATATTCCCCGAGTTCTTGTGTGTTGTGATTACTTTAATTCTTATGAGATGGGTGAGATTGATCGTTTGATCTTCAGAGCCAAGCTTGTGGACATTAATTACGATGTGTTTATTTCTGCCAAGACAGAACACAAGCAAAGGTCGCCAGAGCACTGTTTAAAGCAGCGGCTCCGTTCGCTTGAAAACCGGGCGAAGAAGCACTGTAGCCTCTTTTGGGAAGAGGTGGTGAAAGAAGAGGTAGCTAAAAGACCTCGGTACTACTCGATTGATGGAATTGCCGCCGACAAGGCCGAGATGGAAAAGTATCTTGCCGCTGCAGAAAAAAACTTCGCTCCTGCCTTGTCTATTAATGAACTCGAAGACTGGCTCATTCGACATTCACCCTTTATCAATCCCGACATTGACAGACTTATGCAAACGATTACGGCCAAGGCAAAAAAGGAATTCCTGAACTTAATGTGGGATTAAAGGAGATAGTAAATGACTTTGGAGAAGTTGATTGATGTACTTCAAGCAATTAGATCCCGAGCAAACGATCAAATCGAGGTCGAAGTCTGCGTTTATGAAGATAGAGAAGATTTCTACTACGTGGAGATTGAATCTGTGGAAGAAAACGAAAATCAAAATGGTCAAAAGATTATTGGGATTTCATTAAAAGAGAGGTACTGAGGATGACTTGGCACTTAAAGGATAGAGAGCTTGAGAGAAAACTGGTTGGGCTATACCCAAGTTTTTTAGACGATCTGAAATTTGGAGTTATGAACAAAGGGAATCGTCATTATGTCCATGTTGAGTGCACGAGAGTACGGGGCAACGAAGACATTCCTAATGACACTGTAAGTTTATGGTATGACGAGCTAGAAGAAGTCCACGAGTACAACCCTAAGGCATGGAACGATTCTCGGAAGATAACGCCGCCTGAGAATGTCGTTTTTCGAGCGAAAGTTTATAGAACAAGTCTATATGAGGAAACAGGAGTTTATTACAAAGCCCTTATTTATAAAGATTCTAAATGGTACTACGTCATAAATGGCAAAGCATTAGGCACCCAATTGTCTCTTTATGAAGGCGATTACGTTGAGTTCAAGGCTTGGGAGGACTGATCATGGCATGGCATTTAAAGGATAGAGAGCTTGAGAAGAAGCTTATTGCGATTGATCCGGGCTTTGGTGAGAAACTAAATCAAAACTGCGAAATATGGGATTCAAACCACGATGGAGACCTTTTTGAGTTGAAGCACTTCGAGCAGATTCTTAGATACAAAAACAAACTGCTTGGTAACTTACTTTTTACAGGTGATCAGCTTGAAAACATCCCTGACTATAACGCAGGCGGATGGAATCATTGGCCAGAAACGAAGCCGGAAGAGTGCGTGCTAATGGAAATCAAGATAGATGGTGATGAAGACCATCATGGTTTTAACTTTTTCCTAAATGACATTTGGTATCACTCTATGGGATGTTCTTGTATTGCGTTGAGTGACGAAGAGTTTAGTTATCGCCCGGCAAAACTATTCTTCGAAGAACAACGCATCAATAAAAAGGATTAAAAATGAAATTCACAAACCGGAGAAAAAATGATGCATCCTATTGATCAATTAGATATGTCTAACCCAGATGTTTTAATGGCGGTTGTCTCGATGTTTATGAAGTTACACAGGGATGTGTCAATGATTCACGTAGAAAAGATCATGGATGGTTCAGCAATGAAAATCAATATTGAAATAACTGAAGGGAAAACGATTTTCCTTGATGACAAGAAAACGAATTAAGAAAATGACGCACGTTGACTGGCATCCATTACCAGAGGACCCTCCAAAAAAGGAAAGAACTTATCTTTTAACAATAGAGGTTCCATGTTTTCCAGACCTCAAAGAGCATTGTCTTTTTTATAAAGAATTGCGCATTGGTTTTTGGGCTTGCGGTCGTTTCTTCGCAAAGCTTGAAGACGGGGAACGTGTAACAGCCTGGGCTTTCCCGCCTAAGCCGTACAAGTCGGAGGCAGAAGATGAGTGAAACGAAGGTCGTTTGGCATAAGTTCCCAGATGAAAAACCCAAAATTAAAGAAAACGAAAGCCGCGATTACTTAATTACCGTTTCTTACTATGGTCGGATTTTGGTGACCAAGGACTATTGGTTGGGTGGTGGCCGCTGGTACGAATATCACAAATATGATGTTCTCGCATGGGCAGAACTGCCAGAGCCGTATAACCGGAGAAATAACAATGACGAACGTAGACTGGCACCCAGTGAGAGTTAACGAAGACTCTGAAATAGTTTTTGGAGACGTCCCGGAAAATGGCAGTTACGTTTGGATCACAATAAATGAAAATAGTTTTCAACCCCGAGTGGATCGTGTATTTTTTAGTGATGGATGGCCGATCGGAACACGCGTCCCGCGCTTTTGGAATGCCGCTGACGGTCGAATAATTATTGCCTGGGCCTATTGCGAAGAACCTGAGCCGTACGAACCTGGCGAATTGGATAGCGATATGAGTTGGATGTCTGAACAATACAAATACCGAGAAGAAAGAGAGTTTTTTGAGAATAGTTATTCGGGGCAATTGATGCTCGCTGAACAACGGGATGATTTCTTAAATCACACAGATGAGTTGAGCGAAGTCGCAAAGCGAATAGATGAAGCAGTACACAATGGAGAATTGAAAGAGAATGGGCAAGTCTACATATTCTTTTACGAACGTCAATTTCCTGAGAGAAGCTTGAAGCTACTGAATGTTGTTCTCAGAGAAGATGGATTTGCCTATTTTGGGAAAAATGAAGCAATTGCGATCCTTGGATTGGGCGGCAGATTTAAAGATGGCCAATTTGAGTTTTATGATCAGTATAAGGATCAGATTGATGCTTAAATTACTTCATGTCCTACGAGAGGTTTAAAAAGTACTATGGCGATATAGTCTATTGGACTCTTTTTGTGAAGCCTTAAATGAAACCAATTACATTGACTGGTAACGATGTCGTGACTATTCGTAGAATGGTCATGGCATACCGAGATAAAAGAGAAACCGAGCTTGAACAAAGAATTGCCTACGGTGGGAAATATGCCGATCCGGAAATCCAATACATACAAAGTGAAATCAAAGAGGCAAAACGAATTATCAAGCTTTTGTTCAGAAAAGAAGCTGAATCAGAAAATGGATGGTTGAATTCTGTCTAGATTAACAAAAACTAAATTTGATTAGTATCAAACTTGATTGATAAAGTTATTTTTCATATTGATATACTTGAATAATACAGTTATCATTCAAGTAAAGAAAATCAATTTAGGAGAAAGACAATGACAGATTGGGGCGGAAAACGTGAAAACGCTGGTCGAAAACCTGCCGGCAATGTGCAAGTTACTGTTCGAATGACGCCGGATCAACGAGAGACGCTCAAAGCACTAGGCGGCTCTGATTGGTTACAGAATCAAATTGATTCTAATAAATCTTTTGCCGGTCGCTGCTTAGTTATCGAATACGATTTTGGCAAGGTCTATTTTGCAACCGATGACGAAATCGAGCAACTGAAAAAAGACTTTGGCGATGCTCAATGGGATGAGTGCGGACCTTATTTGTGTGATACGTTTAAAGACGCTGTTTCATTAATTGCGGATCAAATCGAATGTGAAACTGTCAGAGACGAACCAGACGTCGACAAAATTGAAACGCTTAACAACGTTTTAAAAGAAATCACAAATCTGATGTAAAAAACCGAGCCGGAGCGATTGCTCCGGCTTTTTAGCAGATTCCGATGCTTTCGCAGAGCGGGTGACTGAAAGCTTGTCTGGGAATACCTGATACAAAAAATGGATAACAAAAAGTTATCCATCATACAATCAAAAATTGATTTTTTGGTGCTTAAGAAATAAGCATTTCTGTAAAACTGTAAATTTTACAAACTATTATGTTGAGTTTTGGGAATTAGCTAAGTCATTGATTTGATGGGGTGGGAAATGGGACTCGAACCCACGACAACCGGAATCACAATCCGGGACTCTACCAACTGAGCTATTCCCACCATCAAACTTTTGGCCCGCCCGACAGGATTCGAACCTGTGACCCTCGGCTTAGAAGGCCGATGCTCTATCCAGCTGAGCTACGGGCGGCTCGACAACTGTCGAAACGTGGTCGGGGCGAAGGGATTCGAACCCCCGACATCCTGCTCCCAAAGCAGGCGCGCTACCGGACTGCGCTACGCCCCGCCTCAAGTGCGAATCAGCATTATGCAGGAAAAAATAATGAAACGCAATAGTAAAGAGCATTTTTGAATCAAGAAAATTCAAATTGCTACAATCCACGAACCAAAATTGGATTCAGTCAGAAGGAGCAGATGTTGTGAAATGGTTATGCGCAGGGCATGAATTAGACATAAAAGTTCCCCTAATTATGGGAATTGTCAATGTAACGCCTGATTCATTTTCCGATGGTGGAAACTATGCTACGGAAAAACAGGCGGTGGCTCACGGGTTGGCGCTCTTACGTGAAGGGGCTGATATCCTTGATATCGGCGGTGAATCGGCAAGGTCTGGTGCGGCCCCTGTTAGTGAGGCAGAGGAACTGGATCGGGTTATTCCTGTTGTGCAAGAACTGGCAAAAAGCGGAGCCATTATTTCTGTGGATACCAGTAAAGCCGTGGTGATGAAGGAGGCAATCAAGGCAGGGGCACACATCATTAATGATATTCGTGCACTGCAGGAGCCCGGAGCTTTGGAGGCGGTGGCAGAGACTGATGCAGGCGTCTGTTTGATGCATATGCAAGGGGCACCGGCGACTATGCAAAATAACCCCAACTATCGTCATTTGATTGAAGAGGTCGAGCAATTTCTAATTCAACAGGCTCTACGGGCAGAAAAGGCCGGAATTGCTCGGGAAAGAATTTGTTTGGACTACGGTTTCGGCTTTGGGAAAACAGTAGAGCAAAATTTTGAGTTATTGGCTCATACGGATTATTTTGCTCGTCTTCCTTACCCCATTTTGGTCGGCCTATCCCGAAAATCCAGCATAGGCGCTGTGACCGGGCGAGGTGTGCATGACCGATTGGTAGGATCGGTAACCGGCGCTTTATTGGCTGCGCAGCGCGGTGCTTCCATCGTTAGGGTTCACGATGTGGCAGCAACGCGTGATGCGTTTAAAATTTGGCTTATGACAGAAAATCAAAGCCATAAGGATTGATGTTATGACTCGTAAGTATTTTGGTACCGACGGTGTGAGAGGTCGTGTCGGTGAAACGCCTATAACGCCGGATTTTGTGATGAAGTTAGGACAGGCGGCCGGTCGCGTTCTGAGACGTCGTATTGATGGTCGTCGTCATGTTCGCGTTGTGATCGGCAAAGATACGCGTGTTTCTG